CGGATACGTTCGTCTACGATAATAGTGGCTCAGATGTTGAAGTCACGCTTGCTTCACTTGGTAATAAAGCTAACTTAGCTAGTCCAACATTTACTGGTACGGTTACAATACCAACTCCAGCTGCTAACGACAACACAACTAAAGCTGCTTCAACAGCTTATGTGCAAACAGAACTTGGTGACTACCTAACAACAGCTTTGGGTGCACCTAAAGCATCACCTACATTTACAGGAACAATTAATGGTGCTGCACTTACACTGTCAGGCAACCTTACTGTAAATGGTACAACTACTACTATTGATTCAACTACATTAAACGTAGAAGATAAAAACATTGAACTAGGTAAGGTCTCATCTCCATCAGATACAACTGCTGATGGTGGTGGTATTACACTTAAAGGTGCTTCAGATAAGACGTTTAACTGGGTAGATGCTACTGATGCGTGGACATCTAGTGAGCATATACATTTAGGAGATGATAAGAAGTTATTACTTGGTACTGGATCAGATCTAGAGATCTATCATGACAACACATCGCAAACAAACAATATAAATTCTCATAAGCCATTAGCAACTTTTTCTAACGGTAATACCGAGATAAAGACTAATAATGGCCATATGATGATCAAGTGTCAAAAGCAGGGATCAATAGAATTATACGAAAATAACGTCAAGAAATTAGAAACCACAGCGGCTGGCGTTACGGTAACTGGAACGGTAACAGATACGAAGGGTGATGTAAGACATATAATTAGATCAGTTAAGTCTTCTGCTCATACATTAGTTGCTGCCGATTCTGGTACATGTATTTATATAAGTTCTGGAGGGGTAACGGTAAACGCAAACGTTTTTGGCACTGCTGGACATGCAGTTACAATCGTCAATGATAGTGGTTCTGATCAAACTATTACTCAAGGTTCAGGATTAACAATTTATAATACTGCTGACGCAGCCACAGGTAATAGGACTTTAGCTGGTAGAGGAATGGCAACTATTTGGTTTGCAAGTGGAACTACTGCCTACATCTCAGGTGCGGGGTTGAGCTAATATGACACCGATACAACAATTAATGCTTGGCGTAGGTGCTAAGAAGACGACGTATATGGACGATGTGTTTAGCACAAACGTCTATGTAGGTGCTGGTAGTGGTCAAGTTATAAATAACGGAATCGATAATTCCACAGAAGGAGGTATGGTTTGGTTTAAGAGAAGAGATGGAACGTACGATCATCAAATAGTAGATACGATAAGAGGTGGCAATAAAGGAATCCGACCTAACTTAAATAGTGCTCAAATCACAACAACTTATATAAGCTCTTTTAACAATAATGGTTATACGTTAGGCACTGAATCTGCTGCAAGTGGCAGTGGTGATAAATTTGCTGCTTGGAATTTCCGCAAGGCACCTGGTTTCTTTGATGTGGTTACCTACACAGGAAATGGTAGTGCAAGGACTATAGCTCATTCGTTGGGTAGTGTCCCTGGGATGATTCTTATAAAGCGATTAGATAGCTCTGGTCATTGGATGGTGTATCACCGATCAGAAGGTGCTACAAGAGCTTCATATTTAAGCAACAATGGTGGATTTTTCACTGATAATGATGATTTCAACAGCACTGAACCTACCGCTTCTGTCTTTTCCGTTGGAACTGATACTTATGCTAATGCAGACGGTGGCAGCTATGTAGCCTACCTATTCGCAGGAGGTGAGTCCACAGCCGCTACTGCAAATTCATGTGCATTTAGTAGTTCACACCTAAGTATTCCAGATCATGTTTATTCTGGCGATCCAGACAATAATGGTAACTGGACGTTTTGGAGTAATCCTTTTACCATAGAAATGTGGATTAAAAGTAGTCAGAATGTAACGTCAGGAAATGTTGCTTTAGTCGGTCAATGGTTCAATAACAATAAATCTTGGGAAGTTAGTTTCTCAGGAGCTAATAACAGTATAGATAAATGGTGCTTTAAATATGCAACTGATGGGGCTGGTAGTAACACATATCGTGTTGAAGGAGCAAGATTAGATGATGATCAATGGCATCACATAGCAGTCGTTAGAGATAACTCGACAATAAAAACTTATACAGATGGAGTATTAAATTCATCTCATACTCATTCTAATAGATCTTTTCATAATTCTGCTGGTGAGTTGAGAATAGGTTCTAACGGATTTAGCCACAATTATACAGGAAAGATTTCTAATCTTCGTATAATTAGACATGTATCTCAATACACTTCACCTTTTAAAGCACCTACTGCACCTCTTACTGATACTGGTCAATCAGGTAGCAACGTAACAGGAACAGTTCTTTTATGTTGTAATAGTTCTACTAATACAGGATCTACTTTCACTTCTGGAACAATTACTGCTAATGGAACTGTAACAGCAAGTAGTGATTCACCCTTCGATGACCCTGCTGGTTTTGTCTTTGGAGAGAATGAGGATCAAAACGTAATCAAGTGCGGTAGTTATGTTGGAAATGGATCGGCTACAGGTCCAGAGATTAATTTAGGTTGGGAGCCTCAGTGGGTAATTATTAAGAATACTAATGCTGCTGTAAGTTGGCATATGTTCGATTCAATGAGAGGGATAATAACTGGTAGTAATGATGCAAGATTAGAGGCTGATGAAAATGGTTCTGAGGCGTTGAATAATGCAGATTACTTGGATTTAACTCCAACAGGTTTTAAAATTAAAACATCTGGTGGTTGGGTAAACACTTCAGGACAAACTTACATCTACATAGCAATACGCCGCAGCGATGGATACGTTGGCAAGCCTCCCGAACTTGGTACGGATGTATTTAATGTTGCATTAGGCAACAGTAATGGTTCTCCTGTTATCCCTGTTTTTGCTGCTAACTTCCCTGTTGATTTTGCGTTAAGAAGAAGAAAAGATGCTGTTGATGATTGGGATGCTTCTGCCAGATTGACACAAGGTAAACGATTAAAAACCAATACTAATGATGCAGAATCGGGTTCGGCAAGTGCTGATTTCGATAGCAATGTAGGCTGGAATGATGGAGATTTTGATAACAGATACCCAAGTTGGATGTGGAAACGCCACGCTGGTTTTGATGTGGTGACCTATAAAGGGGACGAAGTTGCAGGTCGTCAGATAAAGCATAGTTTAGGTAAACCTCCAGAAATGATTTGGGTTAAGCTTAGAGATGTTGGTTATGGATGGCAAGTTGGTCATAAAGGATTAAATGGAGGAACTAATCCTTGGAATTATTCTATAGAATTAAATGGAACTGGTTCAGAAACTTCGGATTCAGGTGCTTGGAGTAATACTACCCCAACCTCTTCAGTATTTTCAGTTGGTACTACTCAGACAGGCAACAGAGATGGTGCGAAATTGATAGCCATGCTCTTCGCCAGCGTTGACGGCATCAGCAAGGTTGGTTATTACGACGGCTCAAGTTCTGCTCAAACTATAACTACTGGTTTCCAACCCAGATTTTTAATTGTAAAATGTATTTCTCATAGTGGTAATTGGATCACAATAGATACGACTAATGGCTGGACTGGATCTAATAGTGATAAGTTTTTAATGCTAAACTCAACTTCTGCAAATAATACTTACAAATACGCCACTCCAACTTCAACGGGCTTTACTGTAATTCAAGATAATAGCAACCTTGAAATTAATGGTTCAGGACGAAAATGGATCTACTACGCCCACGCCTAAATGGAAATCCCATCCATGAATTTAGGTAAGGCAGTACTTCCTAAAGCTCTAGATATGCCAAGCATCCCTCTAAAGACACCTACTGCTGATATGCCTAGATTTCCACCAATAGTCATACCTCCTAATACTTTACAAGCTCCGAAAGGAGTAGAGATGGAGGATGTACCAGCGGAAACAGAAGACAAAGAAACTGCTAAAACAGAACAACCAAGTTATACCTTACCTGTAATAAAAATAGATCTACCCTTACCTACGGCTGAAGTAGTAGCTACGGCTACCTATGCAGCTGTAGCAGCTGTAGCCACTACCACCCTTGCTACACCTTTCTTTGACAAAATCAAGAAACAAGTACAAAAATTCCTACAGAAAAAAGTAGATAAATGGAAGGAAAACCGCAAGAAAAGAAAAACCTCCTTGGAAAGCTAAAAGAAGCTGCAGAGGATAAAGAACATCAAATAGAGATTCTTGGGACTTTTGTCAGGTTAGGCGTTGTGGTCTGGTCTGGTTTCATAATAACCATGAATTACATTGAGTTACCTATGTTTAAAAAGGCTGGGAACTCAGATATAACCTTCGTTGCCAGTGTCTTCACGGGAGCACTTGCAACATTCGGCTTGACCACTGGTAATAAAAATGGCAATGGCAAGCAAACACCCGTTAACTGTCCAATGATTAAAAAAAAGGAAGAATGAAGAAATTGCTTTTACTTCTCCTACTGGCATCACCCACGGTAGTAAGAGCAGAAATGATTCAACCCAACTTCACCCAAGGGTCGATGAACTCAACAACAACTACAACTATTGATATAGACGAGGAAATAGTTACCACCACCTATGGAGCAGCGTTAAACAAATGGTCGGGAGACAATATAACTCATACTTCGGCAAGCTCTGGAGGAATAGTAGACAGCGATTCAATCTTTACTATGACAACCGCTGGTTCCGACTTCTCACTAGAAGTAGTAACAAGAGCAGCAAGTCAGATAATAGAAAAGACAGAGATAGATCGAACTATCGAACAGGAATCTACTACTGTCTCCTTATCAGTCTTCTCTCAGTAGCACCAGCTAAAGCAAACGAAGCACCCGAAGTAAATAACACATCATCTCCTGTTGCAGCTGCGACGGGAAATGTAACCAATAGCGCAATTCAATTCCAGAATAATGGTGCTCCATCAAGGCAGCACTACGGTTCTGGAGTTTCTTGCAACGGTGCGACAATGACATTTAGTCCCTTCTATATGGGGAATCATACGGTTCCCTATGACGAAGAGATGAGTCAAAGGAGCTACACACTAGCTGAAAACTGGGGAGGTCAAATTAACTTCATGGTCCCTTTGGATCGTAGAGGTTTAGCACAATGTAGACGTATAGCCAAACGGCAAGAAGAAAAGATGAGGCTTGATTACGAGCTTGTACGTGTACTGAAATGTTCTGATCTCCAACGTAAAGGATTTATGCTGGCTGAAAACTCACGTGTCTATGACATGTGTAGTGATGTAGTACCAATCGTTGAATACAAACAAAATAAACAGGCTGCTGTCAAACAGTATCTAGAAAAAACCTGTACTCCTAAAGATAAGAAATTTCCCTGGAATGAACAGGAGTACGACTGTCCAACTAAACCCACTAATAAAAAATGAGTACATTAAGCGAAGCACTTGCAAAGCAAGCTGAAGAGCAAGCTAAACCAAAAAGAAAAAAGTCTTCTAAGAAAAGAGACGAAAACGGAAAATTTGTGAAGGCAGATGAAAGTTAAATTAGCAATATTGGCA